GACCAGCGCGACAAGCGCCCCGGCGATCAGCCAAAGACCTAAGAAACGCGCCAGAAAGGCAATCATCGCCGTACCCGCCGACCGTGCCGACGCTCCCCCACTGGCCGCCATGAAATAAGCATGATCGAGTGCCGCCGCAACCTTTTATCCTGTCAGATCTACTGGAAGACAGGTTCGGCTTGCGCCTCTTCCGTCCTTGGCTATAGTGCGCGCCCTGACAGACGGCAACTGCCCGGAGGGGTGGCCGAGTGGTTGAAGGCGCACGCTTGGAAAGCGTGTTTGCGGGAAACCGTAACGAGGGTTCGAATCCCTCTCCCTCCGCCAGAATCCCGTAGCAAACTCCGAACGGCCCCCACGAAGCGTCGAAATTCGTTTTGTTTTCAAAAGGGTTTGGCTGAGCCATGCGAACCCCTGAGACTGGCGAGCGACCCAAAATCGGTCTCTAAAGCCCTTTCGTCTCATTCCGACCGAACCTTGTCGAAATCGGTACGCATGGAAAATCTTGCGATTTTACAATGACTTGAAATTTCTGCGGATGCGTACCTTTTTATCTGGTTCCCTCGCCCTCGGTTTCACTAAAACCCGCAGTGGGCGTGGTAGAGCGAACTGCTATCGGGTTGGGGTGCTGCAGCTCAAGTCCCAGAATGTACCCTGCCAGTTGGAGATCTGGCCTTGGCAGCCACAGGCGTGACAGCGCCAGATCACAAGATCTGTAGTGGTGAGGCCGATCTCAACATCGCTATCTTTGGGCTTGCGGCACGTGAAACAGATCGGCCGAGGCGCCCCGCTTGGCCGGCGCGGGTTCGAAGCGTAAGTGACGGCGGCCGTCGCGAAGTCCGCGACCTTTCGGGCCGGACCTCGCTCAATCGCGACTGCGCCCTTGTCGTCCAGGAAGTGGTCCAAGGAGATCACGTGCATCGGATGAAGCCCCTCGATGCGGCGCCTGCAGAGTTTGCGGCATCAACGCGTTGCGAAGTCGCCCCTCAGGTTGATGCACTTGTTGATTCGCGTCCAGAGCGATCATTGGTGGATGACGGGTTCCTGATGCTGCGCTCGTCAAATACCCGCCCCATCTGCTCGGCCCACGGCCGGTATGTCGCGTTGATGAGATCTTTCACCGAGACGGACGGGGCCATCCGCATCAGGAGCAAGCGCTCGAGAACATCGGGTGACAGGTAGGTCAGCCGCATGATCCGGCTGACAAAGCGGTCTGTCACCTTCTCGGCCCCGGCGATGTCGTGGATCGTGGCGGCCTCGCCAGTCTCAAGCCTCCGCCTCCACGCCCATGCACGGCCGAGCGCGCGGAGGATGTGCGGATCCTGAGACCGGGTCTGGATGTGCGGCCCCGGCTCGGGAGGCAGAATCCTTGGCCGCCCATTGCGTCGCCGGTAGGTTAGCGGGATGAAAACGCGGATGTTGTCGTTCGGGCCGGTCACGCGACGGCCTTCTGATGGCTGGTCGCGGTCAGATCGTGGACGATATTTGCAAGGCCGTGGTTGCGGAGATCGACGGCGATCCCGGCCGGGCCGATCGTGACCTTGTCAACCAGCAGTCTCACGATCCGAGCCTGCTCAGCCGGGAACAGTGCGTCCCACAGATTATTGAAGCGACCGAGCGCTGCGATGATCTCCGTCTCATCCGCCCGCTGCCCCTCTTGCCGGCAGGCCTCGATCACCCGGGCGGAAACCTCGGGCGCGCCGATCAGGCGTCGCATCTCCGAAATGACCGCGCCTTCGACCATTGCCGCCGGCAGGCGCGGGGGGCCTGATTCATCCGGGAGCTCGCGGTTCCGGATCAGGTCCATCGATGTGTAGTAGTGGTAAAGCCGCTCGCCCTTCCGGGTGAAGGTCGGTGTCATGGCGGCGCCGGTCGCGGTGAAGATCAGCCCCTTGAGGAGCGCCTCGGAGCTGTTGCGGTTCTTTGCGCGCCGCTCCCGGGGACTTTCCTTCAGGATGCCCTGCACGCCGTCCCAGAGTTCCTTGCTGATGATCGCCTCGTGTTCGCCGGGATAGGCCGTTCCCTTGTGGACGGCGTCGCCCAGATAGACCCGATTGTTGATGAGTTTGTATATGAAGCCCTTGTCGATGCGCTTGCCGCGTTTGTTGCGGACCCCCTCGGCCTGCAGGGCCCGCGCCAATGTCGACGCAGATCCGAGGGCAACAAACCGCTCGAAGATCATGCGCACGGTCGCTGCCTCGCCGTCGTTGATGACGAGCTTGCGGTCCTTGACGTCGTAGCCCATCGGCACGAAGCCACCCATCCACATGCCGCGCTTGCGGGAGGCGGCGAACTTGTCGCGGATACGCTCGCCAATCACCTCGCGCTCGAACTGGGCGAAGCTCAGCAGGATGTTGAGCGTGAGACGGCCCATCGACGTCGTCGTATTGAACGACTGCGTGACCGAAACGAACGTCACGTTGTTCCGGTCAAAAATCTCGACGAGCTTGGCGAAGTCCATGAGCGAGCGCGACAGGCGATCGATCTTGTAGACGACGATCACGTCGATGAGCCCGGCTTCGATGTCACTCAGCAGCTGTTTCAGCGCAGGCCGCTCCAGCGTGCCGCCGGAGAAACCGCCGTCATCGTAACGCTCGCGGATGGCAACCCAGCCTTCGGGTTTCTGGCTTGCAATATAGGCCTGGCATGCCTCGCCCTGCGCCTCGAGGGAGTTGAACTCCATGTCGAGCCCTTCTTCCGAGGACTTGCGGGTATAGATCGCGCAGCGCGAGCGTTTCGGTATCGTAATCACTGGGGACTGGTTCATGCGCCGCTCCCGTGTTTGTCGCGAAGTCCAAAGAACCGGAAGCCATTCCAATTCGTGCTGGTGATGGCTTTCGCCACCGCGGAGATCGACTTGTATTTTTTCCCCATCCACTCATAGCCGTCATCCAGAATGGTGACCGTGTGTTCGGTCCCGTTCCATTCACGAACGAGCTTGGTTCCGGGGATCGGATTGCGCGCATCGTCCGCCATTCCCTTGCGAAGAGCCTTCCCTTCGACCTCGTCGGCGAGAAGATCGAGGGTGCGGCGGGTTTCGCGCGAAAGCCCCCCATAGGTCAGCTCCTGAATCCTGCCGGCAAGCCGCACCTCCAGAAACGCGCGGCTGTTGTTTGGCGCTACCGAGAAAAAGAGCTCCGCCCATTTTTCCTTCAGTTCATTTACGGACATGCGCTGCAGCGCTGCCAGTTGAGCCAGGATGGCCCCGTCCGTTGCAGTATTCTCCCCCGGCCGGGGAAGGGCCTGGGGTTTGCGGTTTATGGTATTCCTCATCATCGGCCTCCAACTCGTTTGCGAAGTTTGCGACGAGGAACACCGCTCTTGCTCGGCGAGAAGTCGAGCGAACTGTCTCTGGTCTCGGAAGATAAATTGCTGGACTGTTCGGGCAGAATACGCCTCAGCCCGGCGCTCAGGATCAGGGCCAATTCGTCGAGGCGTTCGGAGGCCGTCATCCGCTCCGGTGCTATCCAATTTGGGGGCGGGGAAATCATGCTCACCGAGACCGTTCGCGATTGATGTCGATGCGCGAGAGATGCGGCTCGGATGGAGGAATAACAAGCGATTTCAGTATGCTGCGAAATGCTTCGAAATCATTCGGATCAGCAGGAAAATCCGCACTGTGGATAACCCGCTTACACGCCGATCATTCGGGCCACGAGTCCGGGCCATCTGGCGAATCGCCGACGGTGGCTACGTGCAAAATGTCTCGAGCATGTTTCCGGCGTCGGCGAACCTGCCGGCTTCACGAACCGGCTACGACGCCGGTCTACTCCGAAGGATTTGTCGCGACCGTTGCCGTTACATCTCGCGCGCAAACCACCGGATGCGACCAATGATGTTGATCTCGTCGGCGACGCCTTCGTACGGCGAGTAGTGCGTATTGTCGGAGATGATGCGTACCTTTGGTGGATCGCTATTGGGGATGTGCTCGAGCCGCTTGGCGACCAGCCCCATCCCGTCATGCAGGACGAAAATGCCGGGCGGTGTGGGCGAGCGGCGTCCGATGTCGATCAGGATGATGTCGCCGTCGTGACGCGTCGGCATCATGCTGTCGCCCTCGACATGCATGATGCGAAGATTGGCCGGCTCCGACTTCAAATCGTATCGGATCCAGGATTTCTGGAAGTGATAGGGCCGCCCGTGATTGGGTTCCATATCGAAAAGATTGCCGCCGCCCATTGATGGGCGGACATTGACGTAGGGAACGGCGACGAAGGCCAGTTCCGGGTTCTCGATGATCGGGGATTCGCCCTCGACCTCGCCGAAACCGTGAAGCAGCCAGTTTCGCTCGACTTTCAAAGCCCCCGCCAGGCGGTCGAGCCGTTCCAGATTGGGGTTTTCGGATTTGCCACGGATGATGTCGTAGACGAAGGAACGGTTGACCCCTGCAATCTCGGCGATCTGGGCTGCCGTGAGGCCGAGTTGCCGTGCTCTCGCCTTGATGCGGTCAGCCAGGGAGATGTGAGCGGGGGCGTCGGTCATGGCGGGCTTCTCACCTGCAGGCTCCGTGGATATTGCGGATGAACAGGACATAACAGGATTGATTCTGCTCGGTCAAGATTATAGAACAAAACCAGAACAAGTTGAAGCGCCGCGGGCTCTCGGGGAATCGAAAATTGAAGTCTCTGATCGACAAGGAGTATTTCACGCTGGAGGAGGTCGTGGAGGAGTTCGCCGTTCCATGGCGCGATATCACCTACCTCGCCGAGAACGGACATCTGCGCCTGAGCGTGCTGGTTTACGCGGTCTTCGTTAAGGTCGGCCAGGTCGAGCAGATCTGCGCTGATGAGTGGGTGCATCACCCGGACGAGGACCATTGGCTGACGGGACTTGCCGACCTCTGTGACCGGGAAGCACACCTCATCCTGAAGAATGGCAGCGCGGAGGTTCGGCATTTCAAAGCCGCGCCGAATGAGTATTGCTCCCTGGCTGACCGGTCGAAGCCGCTGATTTTCAAGACCTCTGATCTCCTGCTACGCAAGGCGGAACGGCAGGTTTTGGATAGGCTCATCAAGAGCAGTCCCGAGATCGAGAAGGTCGAGCCGTTCAGCCATAGTGACGATTACGGCAAGGTCACCATCGACGGTCGGATGTTCTCGCTGGGCGAACGGCAGGCCATGGTCGTCAGGCGCCTCCATGAGGCGGCACTTGCCGGCGAGCCATGGCAAAACGGCAAGGTTCTTCTTCATAACGCAGGGTCCCAGAGTACCCGCCTGCACGACCTCTTCAAGTCGAAGGGCCGGGACTGGCATCAGCTCATTCAGTCGGACGGCAGGGGCTTGTATCGCCTGGCAATTACCGATCGGTCGAGGCGTTCGAATCGGCGCATGACAAAATGACGGCGTGGGATGACATCCCCCCTCATCCCCACCTCATCCCCCACCAGATCCCTCCGCAGCTTTACGCACAACCCCGCTTCCATCCCGTAGCCATCCTGTAACCATCCCGACGACAAGATAAATCGCTTCCGTCATCGTCTCCCCACGTTGCGCCCCAGCCGATGGAGACAGACATGACGACGCCGACCACCACGAGGCACCTTTCCCAGATTGAGCTCGCCGCTCGCTGGACAGTATCTCCCCGAACTCTCGAGCGCTGGCGGTTCAGCGGCGAAGGCCCGCAATTCGTCAAGATTGGCGGAAGGGTCGTCTACCGGCTCGAAGACATCGAAGCCTATGAGGCGGAACAGATCCGTCAGATGACGCCCGGCACCCGCCGTAAGGCTGGTTGAGGCCCGTCGCCATGACCATCCTCAACCACATCACTCTCGAAGCGCTCGCGCGTCTGCCGATTGCCGAGATCGTCAGCCTCCCCGCGGCAAAGCTCGCCCGCCTTCAGAAAGAAGCTGATGAGGCCCTGCGCAATGCAAAGCTTGCCGTCGCCTGGCTCGATGGCGCCCTGCTCATGAAGTACGCCGAGCGGGCCAAGATGGCCCGCGCAGAGGCTGGCAAGGACTTCGGCACGATCCGCTTCACCGACGGTGAGGTCACGATTGTTGCCGAACTGCCAAAGCGCCCCGACTGGGACCAGCATGAGCTCTCCCAACTCGTCGAGCGTATCAAGGGCGAAGGCGAAGACCCCCGCGAATACATCGAGGTCAGCCTCAAGGTCTCGGAGCGCAAATATGCCTCGTGGCCGACCCATATCCGCAAGGCCTTCGAGCCTGCCCGCACGGTTCGTACGGGCAAGGAGACGTTCCAGCTGATCGTCGACGCGGGTGACGCATGAACGCGCTCGCCATCACCGACCGGGACCACTCGACCCTTCCACGGCTGGTTGAGATGGCCGCCGCCGCGTTGGCCAACGCGCGATCGGCGGCGGAGGTGCTCGAGGCGCGAGAGATCGCGTCCCTCGCCTATGACGTCGCCAAGCGGACGGCCCGGTTGCGGAAGGCAAAGAACGCCCATGACGAACTGATCGCGGCGGCGCACCGCGCACAGGCCGATGCGCTGACCATCGAAGCCGGGGCCAAGCGGCGCCTGGCGGATGAATATGACGCCGCCCAGGCACGCGGCGAGGTGGCATCTAGCGGCCAGCGCGGGCCGACAAGAGCTGTTGAAGGAACCAACGGCTTTTCGCCCGCCACTGCTGCCGATCTCGGCCTTCGCCGTGATCAGATCCATGAAGCGCGCCAGATCCGCGACGCGGAGGCGGCCGATCCCGGCATCATCCGTCGCACCCTCGATGCGCGCCTTGAACGGGGCGAGGAGCCAACAAGGGCAGCCCTGCGCCGTGCCGCGGAGGCCCGGCTGGAGCGGTCCATCGACCGTCTCAAGCGCACGCAGGAAAGTGTCCAGCGACTCGAGGCGGAGAAGCCAACGCCGCTGAGCCCCGAGGAACGTGCCCGCCGGATCGCGGTCTTCGGCACGGTTGAGGACCGGGCGATCTGCGCGCGGATCGACGAGATCGTCGAACTCATCGGCGAACAACCCGATGCCGTCGAAGCCGTGCGCCGCATCCCGCCCGCTTCGCGCCACGCGATCGACACCGTGCCGATCCGCCGCGCGGCGGCCTGGCTCACCGGATTCAGCACCCTTTACGAACAGGAGGCCCATCATGGGAACAATGCGTCTGAATGATGTTGTCGCTGAGATTGTCGGCAAGCCGGCCGTGACGCCGGAGGTGCCGTCATGAGCCGCACCCTGCCGATCATTCTCGCCGATCAGCGGCTCGCCGAGCGCCGCGGCATCAAGGCCGCCATCTTCGGGAAAAGCGGAATTGGCAAAACCTCTCTCCTCTGGACGCTGAACCCGGACACGACGCTGTTCTTCGACCTCGAGGCGGGTGATCTCGCCATCGAGGGCTGGAGCGGCGACACGATCCGCCCGCGCACCTGGGAGGAATGCCGTGATTTTGCGGTGTTCATCGGTGGCCCAAACCCGGCGATCCCGGATGGCCGCCCCTATAGCCAAGGTCACTACAACGAGGCGGTCGCAAAATATGGCGACCCGCGCGCCCTCGACAAATACGCCACCATCTTCGTCGACTCGATCACGGTGGCAGGCCGCCTCTGTTTCCAGTGGGCGAAGGAACAGCCGGAGGCTTTCTCCGAGAAAACCGGCAAGCCCGATATCCGTGGCGCCTACGGCCTGCATGGCCGCGAGATGATCGGCTGGATCACCCATCTGCAGCACACGCGGATGAAGAACGTGTTCTTCGTCGGCATCCTCGATGAGAAGCTCGACGACTTCAATCGCAAGATCTTCGTGCCGCAGATCGATGGCGCCAAGACCGGCCTCGAATTGCCCGGCATCGTCGATGAAGTCCTGACGATGACGGAACTGGCGGACGCGGAGAAGAACCTGCACCGGGTCTTCGTCTGCCAGACGCTGAACCCGTGGGGTTATCCCGCCAAGGATCGTTCCGGCCGTCTCGATCTCGTCGAAGAAGCCCATCTCGGACGCCTGATCGCCAAGATCGGCGAGCCCGGCCGCTCCCCCCTCGAACGTCTGACTTTCAGCCGCCCGGCGCCCGTCGCCCCGGACGCCGCTGCCTCTCACCCCCAAGCCAAACCCTGATCCAGGAGACTTTCCCATGACGAACGCATGGAACGATTTCAACGACGCCAGGCAGAACGCCAATCTGATCCCCAAGGGAACAATCGCCAAGGTACGGCTTACCATCCGTCCCGGTGGTTTCGATGACCCGTCGCAGGGCTGGACCGGCGGCTACGCCAAACGCGGCACCACCGGCTCCGTCTATCTCGACGCCGAATACACGGTGCTCGAGGGACCGTATGCCAGGCGCAAGGTCTGGTCGATGATCGGGCTTTACAGCGCCAAGGGGCCCGACTGGGCGAATATGGGCCGCAGCCTCGTGCGCGGCATCCTCAATTCCGCCCGCGGTCTTTCCGACAAGGATAATTCGCCGGAGGCGCAGAACGCCCGTCGCATCTCGGGCTTTGTCGATCTTGACGGTCTCGAGTTCGTGGCCCGCATCGATGTCGGCAAGGACAGCAATGGCGAGGACAAGAACGACATTCGCCAGGCGGTGACCAAGGACCACAAGGACTACGCGGCGCATGTGGGCGGCGGCAATGGTCCGGTGGCGATCCATGCAGAACCTGCGACCTACGCGCCTCAGGCCGCTCAGCAGCCGACATACCCCCCGCAGCAACCCAACGACACGCCGGCGCCGAATGCGCCAGCGGCCGGTGTCCGTCCCACCTGGGCGAAGTGAGGGAACGCCATGCTGCTCCGCCCCCGTCAGAAACTCTTCGCTGAGCGCAGCCTTGCTGCTCTCGAAACCCACCGCAACACGCTCGGTATCGCGCCGACAGCGGCCGGCAAGACGATAATGCTGTCGGCTGTTGCGGGTGATCTGCTCCGCAATCCGGATGCCAAGGCCTGTGTGCTCGCTCATCGCGACGAGCTGACCGACCAGAACCGGACTAAGTTCTCGCGCGTCAATCCGGCGATCTCTACGTCGGTCGTGGACGCGAACACGAAGTCCTGGGACGGCCAGGTCACCTTCGCAATGGTTCCGACCCTGTCGAGGACACCGAATCTCGACGACATGCCGGCGCTCGATCTCCTGGTTATCGACGAAGCGCATCACGCTGTCGCCGATAGCTACCGGCGGATCATCGATCGAACCATGCAGCGCAATCCGGCTGCGAAAATATTCGGCGTCACCGCGACGCCCAACCGTGGCGACAGACGAGGTCTGCGCGATGTCTTCGACAATGTCGCTGACCAGATCCGCATCGGTGAACTGATCGCATCGGGCCACCTCGTCACACCGCGCACCTTCGTCATCGACGTGGGTGTGCAAGACGCCCTGAAAAAGGTGCGGCGTGTCGCTTCCGACTTCGACATGGGCGAGGTCGACGCCATCATGAACAAGTCACCGGTCACCGACGCGGTGATCGCGAACTGGAAGGGGAAGGCGGGGAACCGGCAGACGGTTGTTTTCTGCTCAACGGTCGATCATGCCCGCAATGTCGCATCTGCTTTCAACGTGGCAGGCGTTGCAGCCGCGGTCGTCCATGGCGAGATGGGCGATGCCGATCGCAAGGCTACTCTTGCCGCCTATGATCGTGGCGAGGTGCAGGTCATCACCAATGTCGCGGTCTTGACCGAGGGCTGGGATAATCCGCCAACCTCCTGCGTCGTTCTTCTCAGGCCGTCCTCCTACAAGTCGACCATGATCCAGATGGTGGGACGCGGGCTTCGTACCGTTAACCCGGAGGAATACCCCGGCGTCATCAAGACCGACTGCATCATTCTGGATTTCGGTACATCGAGCCTCATCCACGGCTCACTCGAGCAGGACGTCGATCTGAACGGCCGTGAGTTCTCCGGTGACGCCCCTACCAAGACCTGTCCTGCCTGCGCGGCGGAGGTCCCGGCGGCCGTAATGGAATGCCCGCTCTGCGGCCATGTCTGGGAAACCG